GGAACTGTATATCTTAGAACTTGGACCGATGACGGTGCTAGAATAGATACTGAGGTTCCATTTACCCCGTTTCTCTTTACCGAGCATAAAGATGCTAAAGATGCTACCTCTATCTTTAAGACACCTTTAAAGAGACATTACTTTAAAAACACTTTTGAACGTAATAAATTTGTTCAAGAAACTAAAAACCCAAGATTGTTTGGTAACTTACCCGTCGATCAGCAATTTTTAGTTGAACGGTTTAAAGCAGATATTCACAAACCAGAATTTAGTCAGTTTCCTCTTAAGGTTTATTTTATTGATATTGAAACTTACTCTCCAGGGGCGTTCCCTGTTCCTAAATTTGCTAAAGACCCAGTTAACCTTATTACTATTCTAGATACCTTAGAAGATAAAATTTACACTTGGGGTCTTAGAGAAGATTATAAACCTAAACTTAAAAATGTTACATACTATTGTTGTAAGACAGAAGCAGAATTATTTGAGAAATTTGTTAACTTTTGGAAAAAAGACCCTCCTGATATTCTAACAGGCTGGAACACCGAGCAATTTGATATTCCTTATATCATTAACCGTGCTAAGAATTTGCTTGGCGAAGACTTTATTAAACAACTCTCACCCGTCGGTCAAGTGCAGTATAGAGAAAACTTTGCCAAGTTCGGTAAAGAGATGGGTAGGTGGTATATTTCCGGTATTAGCTGTTTGGACTACATGGAAATTTATAAAACATATTCTAAAGGGGATAGAGAATCGTTTTCTCTTAACTATATTTGTGAATATGAACTCGGTGAAGGTAAACTTGCATACAATGCTACATCTCTTTCGGGCTTAGCCGATCAAGACTGGGAACAGTTTGTAGACTATAATATTCAGGACGTTGATCTCTTACGTAAGCTTGAAGAAAAACTCAACTATCTAAAGATTATTCGTTTATTGTCTTATAAAGGCTGTACTAACTTCGAAAGAGCTTTAGGTAAAGTTTCAATTGTAACTGGTGCAATGACCTTACAAGCTGAAAAACAAGGGTATATTATTCCAACTTTTAAAAATGAAACAACCCGAGAATCTTTGGAGGGCGGCTATGTACGGGAACCTGAAAGAGGCCTCAAAGAAGCCATCGTTAGTTTTGACGTTAACTCTCTGTACCCTAATACTATTATTACTCTTAATATTGGGTCTGAAACTAAGTTAGGTAAAATAGTAACCGGCGACCCAGAAGTAGATAAAGAGGTCGAGATTAAACTTGAATCAGGCGGTATGTTTAAAGTTACTACCGCTAAACTTAAAAAGTTCTTAAAAGAAGAAAATGTCTCTCTTTCAAAAGCTGGAGTACTTTACTCACAAAAGTTTAAAGGTGTTTGCCCGAATTTGATTAATAGTATCTACGACGAACGCGTTTATGCTCGTAACGAAATGCTCAAACTTAAAAAGACGAAGCAGAAAGATAAAGAAACTGTTGGTAAAATTCAATACTTTGATACGCTTCAATATACGTTAAAGATTCTTCTTAACTCCATTTACGGTACGTTTGCTAATAAGCATTCCGCTTTCATGGATATTGATAACGCATCATCCATCACTCTTACAGGACAAGCAGTTGCTAAAGCTGGAGGTGCTATCGTTGATGCTTGGGCGAAAGAAAAATTTGGTATAACCGAATCACTCATTATTGCAGGTGATACAGACTCTCTTTATACAACTATTCAACCTATTCTTGATAAGCTTGGTTTACCACTTGTAAAGGATGGTAGTATTACACCCGAAGCTCATAAGATCGTTAACGCGATGGAAAAACATCTTAATACTGAGATTATTAACTGGGCTAAATCTGATCTTAACTCTGCTGACCCTCGATTTGTCTTTAAACGAGAAGCTATTGCTGACGTTGGTTCATTCTTACAGAAGAAACGCTACATTATTCATATCTTAGATGAAGAAGGTGTTCCTACTAATAAGTTCAAATACGTCGGTGTTGAATTAGCGCGGTCAACTACCCCTAAGGAAGTAAAGGCCTTGATTAAAAAAACTATTGATACAGCTTTTCTTACCAAAGACATTAAAAAGACTAACGAAGTATTCCGAGAAGCTTACGATCACTTTAAAAAGCTTGATGTATCTGAAGCTGCATTTCGTAAAGCAGTAAAAGAGCTAGAAAAGTATTCAGGAGGAGCCTCCTTACACAAGTTTAATCTCGGTACACCCTGCCATGTTAAAGCAGCTTTAGCATATAACTTCCTACTTGAGAAGTTAGGCGTACAAACCAAATACGAAACTATTAATTCTGGGCAGAAAATCAAATACTTTTATGCTATGAAGAATCCTTATGGTTTAGATGCTGTAGCATTTACTGGTGATTATCCCGTTGAATTTCACGAAATTAAAATCGACTACGATAAAATGTTTGGTAAAATTGTAGCTCCTCCTATTGAACAAGTATATGAAGCTATTGGATGGAGATTACCGGTGATTGGTAAAGAAGTTCAAACAGATTTATTTGATTTATTTGCAGACTGATTTATACTTTTAACTTATGCTTATATCACACGAAACACCTGTATCGTTGCTTCCTTACTCTTGGGGCTATAATGATTATGATTATTGCTTAGTGCATTTATTGCCTGAGAATCAAAAGTATAAAGACTTCTATTTTAAGTCTGTGGAGTACGGACGTAGAGTTCTTTTAGATAACTCTATCTTTGAATTAGGAACCGCTTTTGATCCTGATCAATTTGCTTACTGGGTTAAGGAGCTTAAACCGTTTGAATATGTTATCCCGGATGTTTTAGAAGATACCGCTGGTACCTGTATGTCGATGGATAACTTCTTGTCGAAGTATTCAGATCTTCCTGGTCGTAAGATTGGTGTTGTTCAAGGTAAGACATATCAAGATATCATCGATTGTTATCGTTATATTGCACCAAAGGTAGATAAAATTGCTATCTCTTTTGACTATTCTTACTATCTTGAAAATTGTGACTGGTCTCAAATTAATGTTCCCGGGTTTGTTAAGAAGCAGGAAGATAATAAGTGGCTCAAGTATGCAGTCGGCCGTGTTAAATTACTCGACGATCTTTATGACGATGATGTACTTGACGTTAATAAACCTCACCATCTCTTAGGTGCATCATTACCTTGGGAGTTTGCTCTTTACTCAGAAAACTTTTTATCTGAATATATTGAAACAATTGATACTTCAAATCCAATTGTAGCAGGTATTTTGGGTAAGAAGTATGAACCCGAATACGGGCTGTCTGAAAAATGGTCGGTAAAACTTGTAGATTTTATTGATGCTGAATTAACCGAACAACAAATCTACGATTCATTTTGGAATATTACACAGTTTAGAAATCTATGTCAATGAGACCTTGGGTTACATTTTTTTCACAAACAGGTTCAGAAATATATAAGCTATCAAAGCTTTTAAATAGAGTACCTGATAAAATTATAACTAATAAGCCCTTTGCAAAGAGTGAAACTATTAATTTTGATCTTTTTAGAGAGTATTTTGATTTGTTATATTTTGTAAACCCTAAACCAACAGTAGAAGAATATTTTAGTATTATACCGGAAGGTTCTCTGGTTACAATGCATGGGTGGTTAAGAATAATGCCACCCGAAGTCTGCGAAAAATACGAAATTTATAACCTACATCCTGCCCCACTTAAAAAATATCCTCATTTGAAAGGTAAAGACCCTCAAATTCGTATCTTTGAAGAAGGATTAGAATATTCTGGTAATACAATACACGAATGTATTGCTGAGCTAGATGCCGGTCCTATTTTAGCTGAAAATTTAATTAATGTTAAAAGTAACACCCTCGATGAAATTTTTACAAAAACACATAAAGCTGCTACAGATTTGTGGGTTGACTTTTTAAAAAATAAGCTATAATAAGAAAATGCGTGTTTCATTTACAGGTGCTCAAAGTACTGGTAAAACTACTTTGTTAAATAAGTGCAAAGAAATCTATAAAGATTATAAATTTGTAGATGAAGTAACTCGTTATGTTCGTAGAACATATGATGTTAAAATTAATGAAATAGGAGGCACTGAAACTCAACTTTATATTCTTGCAGAGCATATTAAAAATCATCTTAGGACTGATGAAAATTTAATACTAGACCGTTGTATTCTTGACGGCTATG